TAATAGGACGATCACCCATTAACTCACGTACCTGTAATTCTAGGTCAGTGATTAGCTGATTACGTTCCTGTTCAAACTCCTGACGCACCTCGTCAAGTGCATCCATATCCACAGTAAACCCACGTTGATATATACGTGCTAGGTGTATAGCCAATTGGTTAGTCAGCTTGATGGTTGCGTCCAGTGAGGTACATTCCTCGTACTTTGTCTGCAAACGATTGTACAACTGTTGTGTTGCATGTAGGTCAGAGGATAAGTACTCAGACAATTCAGCATGGGGAATGTCACGTACTGAATAACCCTGCTTGAAATACTCCTTGAGGGTGTCTTGCTTTTGCGTGGCTAGTTCGTAACGTTCTGCACATGCTTCTAATGATAGCGGTTCTTTCTGTCCACGCTGCAAGACATACTCGCCTAGCATTGTGTCAAAGATAGGACCATCATAAGTAAAGCCTGACTCCCATAGCCAGATCAAATCATGTGCAGCGTTGTGCATAATTAGAAGGGCGGCTTCATCCAGTTTCTTTTGGACAATACACCGCCCCTCTGTGGTGGGCTGTTGCTCTGCGTGATCGAATGTTACAAGGTCTTCGTTACCAAGATCATCTAGCATACCCACCATAACCAAAGTATTGTTTGCTTCAAAGGGATCAAGATGTGTTTTGTCATCCCGTTTTGTTACAGTGTTTTCTACGTCGAGGGTCAGTTTCATTTTAAATCAAGTGCTCCTTCATGCCAATCCCAATCATCAAATACCTCAACTTGGTACACTTCGTCAAGTTGTTTTTGAAACTTTTTGTCATTAGCATATATTTCCATTGCAGCTACAGCTTCTTTTAGTGTTAACTCGTTACGCAGCATTGCTGAATGCAATATGATTTCTTCTGTCATAGTTGATGTACTCATATTATTACTCCTCATTTAAACAAAACTCACAGAAATCACCTGTCGATACATTTCCGCAAGACACACACTTACTTTCACCATACATATTTTGTTTGGCTCGTTCTTTTGCCCTCTGTCTTTCTTCTTTTGTCATGGGACGTATCTCTTTTATTGGGATACCGAATGTATATTTCATTTCTTATCTCCCACTGGCGGATTGTTTTCTCCATAGTTTCCGTACTCATCAAACCTCTTATCCTTATTGTATCTTATATGATCCTGAATGAAGTCATACACTAACTGCATATCCATCTTAGCTGCTGCACAGTACATCACTAGCTTCAAGCCTTCTTCTGCGAGTAACCCACGGGCATGTGCATCCATGTGAAACTTAAATGTTGCACCACCATCTTCATGTTCTTCTACGGTTTCGACACCAATGATACCTACATCTTTATTCATCGTTCTTCTCCTTACCCAAACTTATACTCTGTCAAACCTTCCATCAATGCTGCCCACGATACAGGAAATAGCCTACGCATTCTGTCACTGATCTGTGTAGCCACAAACCTTGTCTCTGGTTGTGTGTCAAAAGCACAACGTAGGTTACACATATCAGCAAAGGCATCTAGTGATCCTGACCAGTACCACTCAGTCATCATAGACTGTGGCAGGATCATACGTGCTTGCTCTGGACAGACACCTTCATCTAGCAACTGCTTATACAAAGCTAGTGTAACACTGTTATGGTAAGTGGTGTTTGCATTTGTCTTTACCTCACCCTCACTACCTTGCTTCTTATCTTTGGCACGTCCTCTCCATGTCTTAGGTTCATAGAACTCAGGATCACTGTCCACGTACCTACGGCTAATCTCATTCCAGCGTAGAAACTTATGCTTCACCAACTGTCGTGCCACAAATACAGGAGCCTTGACGTGGAAGCTGGCAAAGCAATGCCCAAAGGGAGACATGTGTTCGTGCTCTGCCAGATACCAGATTAGTTTCTCATCCTTGTCTGTCGTGTAAGTATTGCTGGACTTCTTGCCAAAGGATACCCTTGCAGCATTGACCACAGTAACATCACTACCCATGTGATCCATTAGTGTTGCCTTAATCATTTAATTTTACTCCTTGCCTTTGCCAATCTTTCTAGTGCTTCTTTCTTCTGTTCCACTGACATAACACGCTTCGCCCTGTATGGATTTCTACCATGTCTAAAGGGCCATAGAGCGCAGTCTGTACAAGGGCAGAGGCTAACCTCTTTGGGAGTGTAGTTACAATCAAGACACTTAGCACGTATTGCCTTTATAGGATTTGTAATCATGCCACATACCTCGCAATCTTGTACTCAAGATCAGTGTGCACAATACCATGCCAACCAGACAATTTGTTTTTAACGATGTTGATATGACGTTGATTGTCCTCTTCATCCTGCCCTTCGACGGTAGGATTCTTAGAGATCATTATCATCAGGTCAGCTTCTGCTGCTTTACCTGTACGTGATCCTTCCATCATTGCTTGGTTGAGTACCACCTTGCCCTCTGCATCTGCTGATAGCTGCGACATGTAGAAGATAGCGCAGTTCTGTTGCTTGGCAATCTGACGGGCATAGATAGCGTTAGCTTTTAATGCTTCGTCGGGACGTGCATACCCTGCAGTACGAGCAAACTTATCACCCATGTCTAAGATAACAATGTCAGGTTTGTACGATTTACACACTGACTCGACCCACGCCATGTCACGGCCTGTTGCATCCTTGAACATAACCTTGTCCCGAATACGATCAAAGATTTGCATTGCCTGTTGTTTGTTCTTGGCAATTTCAAACTTGTCCATGCCAGTAGCTGCCGTGATATAACGATGTGCCACACGGTGGTAGCCTTCTTCATTACATAAGACAATGCACTTAGCACCCTGCCATGCAAAGCCGTTTGGTCCTGCTACCAATGACGCATGGAACGATGTCTTGCCTGTGTTAGGACGTGCGCCTACTTCAATTAGGTGACCTGCATTGACACCCTCTACCTTACGTACAAGAGTAGGAATGTTGAACGTCCATTGTGACTCAAGGTCTGTCATAGATAGAATAGTATCAAGACTTATGTCTTCCCATTCTACCTTCAAGTTAGGTGTGAAGTCGTCACCGTATTGCTCAAGTAACATACGCAATGGTTCAAGCGTACCTTTGCTACCGTTAACATAATCAAAGCCAAGGTTAGCAATATCTTCTCCTACCACCTGTTGGAATAGTTTAGATAGCACCTCTTGCGCTACGTCACCACCCATTGGCGATTCCTTTTTAATGCTACGAAACAGATGGCTATACGCCTGTTTCTGTGCAGTCGTAAGTGTAGGATTGTTCGCCATGAACAGTGCCTCTATCTCATCAGGCGTAACGCTGCGTTCGTAGCGATCCATAGCCATGTCGATAGATTGTTTGATCTTACGAACATCCTTGCTGAACAGTCTGTCAGGGCAACGTGCTCCACGATGATCGTCGTAGAACTCTTTGTCCATCAGACTACGTACAAGTGATAATTCCATTATGTGTCTCCTAGTGTTGTTAAGTTTTCAAAGTCGGTAGGGTTACGATACTTTAGATCGTCATGCAGTCGTAGTACTTTTACATTCGGTACATGACCACGTAATTCTTTTGCGATTTGCAGTGTCTTAGGTAGTGCGTCAGGATCAAGCGCAATAATTGCTGTTGAGAACTGCGATAAGTACTGCCTGTGTCCCTCTGATAATGATGTACCCAACACTGCGACCCCGACAAATCCATCATCATCTGAGCATCCAGACCCCATCTCTGTTGCACCTATCACGGCGGCACTAATGCAGTCCTCAACAACTACAGCAGTTTTACCACGTCCGAAGGCGTATGGCAAGCTGCAATTTCCATATCTTTTCCACTTAGGTAAACGTTTTGATAACGATCTTCCAGTTGCATCACGCATTACATTGGCGTGTACAATAGGGAACACCACACGATCTTCTTTCACGTCATACAATAGCCCCAATAACTTGGGGTCAATGCCCCACTGCTTACAGAAGTCAGCAATCTTAAAGTGATCTTGCACAAGAAAGTCAGGCTTGTCGAATGTCATAGCGTGTGTCTCTTCTGCAACACTGCCAAGTGACTTACGAATATCCTCGGCAGTAAGGTGAGTGCGCTTACCACCAGACACACTACACCCTGCCTTGTAACAATTCCATATGATAGAACCCATGTTGTTGGTAACTGTAAACGTATTGCGCCCACCACATGCGGGACAATGGGTACGTTTAGTTTCACCATTAACAAGTGTTATATCATTTATAAAATTAATTACATTCATGTGTATCACTTTCTGTGTTGCTTCTTACAGTCGATTGTACACGTACATCTCTCTGTGTCAATGCACTATTTGCACTATCGAAGGTATGTTTCATGTATGGTTTCACAGAAGACACGTGTGTGTGTCCTGTCACTGCCATTATTTGCGGCAAAGGAACACCCTTGTCTACCATTTGTGTTACCCCTGTTCTACGAATGTCCATTAGACGTAGCTCTTCAGATAGTTTTGCTAACCGCATGATCCTACGTCCAACTTTAGATAGTCTCTCCATTGCATACGGTTTGTACATACCTTTATTCGGCACAGGGTGTGGCACTACCCATTCCTGAAAACCAAAGTCAGCTTTCTGTTCTTTCAGCATAGCAGTCAGGTTATCTGATATAGGTAGGAACACATCAGCCCTACGCTTGCTCTGCTCCAGTGTAAGCTGTTGCTTATCCAAGTCTAGGTTCTCCCACTTCAGCATACGCATGTCACCCAGACGTTGGCACCACTCGTATGCCATGTGTACAATCAATCCTACATTACGAAAGTCAAAGTCGCTGTATGCTACATCAAGAAACTTGTTTATTTCTCCATGTGTCCACACAACTTTACGCTGCTGCATAGACTTGCGTTTGATCTTTGCAAATGGGTTCTGTTCCGCATGTTCCATTTGTATGGCGTAATTGTACACCCTACTAGCACACGTTGCCGCATGATTAG